TAAAAGCCGCCAAATTTGCCCAACGTTCGCTTCCATGCCTTCCTTCCAAAAACACTCGAACTTCCGCTAAAACCTCGATATTTTCAAAGCTAAAGCCCTCAGAATCGGTTTCGCTGGTTATTGATATGATCTTCGCTTTCTTATTCATCAAACCAAGTCCCATACGCTACACCTTCCATTCTCTGTCTAAAAGCAAGAGCCTATTTGCAGTTTTATATGTTTGTTCGCTGGCATTGGTGTTATCAGCAAAAAAGCCACCAGTTGAACCATCACGTGATTCATAAAAGTGGCTTGATAGCATGATTACTGCTTGTTTGGTTCTTTCACTCATCTCGTGGGTTTTATAATACCCTTCTTCTAAATGCTGATAACCTTCTGCATAAGAAATGGCGGCAGAGATGAAAGAAACAATAAGGCTGTCATCGTCGTTGAAAGTTATGATTAGATTCAATTTCACCTGTTCCAATAAATCATTTGCAATCATCACTGCCACCTCCTAATTAGTTACCTGAACCGCTAGTTGTTCCAGCTTTTTGTTGTAAAACTTTAATTGCTTCTGGAAGAACTAACTTACCATCTACTCTTTGAGTAGCAACGAATCCAGTTTGGTCAGTTGCAGCATAAAGCTCAGATAACTTCTTGAAGATTCTTCCTTGTCTATCTGCAATCCAGTAATAAGAGAAATCACCAAAGGCGATAGTCTTAGCACCAGCTGCAATTGAAGGAACATAACTAGATGTGTAAACGGGTCTACCAAGAATAGTATCAGGAGTTCCGGCAGTTAATGCAGGTTGCCATAAATAGTTGTCATTCTTATCTTTAAGTTTTCTAATAGCTTTAACAGTAGAATCATTTAAAACCCATACTGCATTTTTTCTATAAGGAGCCTTTAAAGAATAGAATAAATCAATAATTTCATCTGCACTAATTGCAGTTGCACTTGCTGTAGTAACACCAACTTGAGCACCACCAGTTGCATTGAAGATACCAGTAGGTTTTCCTGTACCATCTCCATTGAAGAATGTATCTTCTTCTTTAGTACCAATTCTTCTAGCAAATTCCTTAGAAATATAGGCCTCAAGATTGAATGCACTATCATTTAAAAGTTCGTTAGAAACTTTGATAAGTGTTCCAAGCTTATATGCACCGATAGATACTTGGCTAAATGCATCATCACTATCAGTAATAGTTCCTTCTTCATCTACCCAAGATGCAGAACCTTTAGATGCAACTACAGGGATTTTTCTATCACCTGAAGATGTGTTGATTACATGAGCAATCTTACGGAAGATGTTTTCTTCCTCAAGTGCCTCAACAAGTGTGTTTTCATATTCATCAGGAACTAAATATCCGCCTTCTGAGTCAGTACCAATTTGAAGAGCATCGGCAACTTCAGGTCTAACAGTCTTACTTCTCATTGCGTTCCAGAAACTCTTTTTATAGTTTTTAGATGCACGACCTTGCTTTTCATCTTCATTTGCTACCATAGGCTTATTAACGATTGGAGCATTTTGAGGCTTATTTAATTCAGCTTCGATTGCTTCCATTCTTTCCATACGCTTGATTTCATTAGTTAATGAATCAAATCTAGTTTCCATTTCTTTGTATTTAGCATCATCTTCTGGGCTTAATACATCGTCTTTCTTTTGAGCTTCAAGAAAGGCATTCATTCCTTTCCAAAGATTAGCTCTCTTTTCAATTAATTCTTGCTTAGTCATTTTTATATCCTCCTTAAATTAATTTTTTGATTGTGGCTAATTTGTCTTTTAATTCGTTGACATTACGACCCTTTTTAAGAGCAGGTACTCTTTTGGTAATTTTATTAACCAATGACATCTCGAATTCTTTTGATCCAAACATATATGCTTCAGTTGGAGTTTGTTTCTTTTCATCGGTCAATATCTCATCAGCAAAACCTAGCTCAACTGCCTTTTTGGCATTCATCCAAGTTTCACTATCCATTAAATGAGAAAGAACTGTTCTTGATTGCCCTGTCTTAATTTCATAGGCATTAATGATTGATTCTTTTACCTCATTCAAAATATCAATCGCCTTTTCCATGTCCTTACGTTCACCAAAGGCTGCCATTGATGGATTGTGGATCATAATTAAAGCGGTAGGTGCCATCTTGACCTTTGTTCCAGCCATGGCAATTACCGAAGCTGCTGAAGCTGCAATCCCATCAATCTTGACTGTAACCTCATCCTTATAATCCATTAGCATTGAATAAATCTGACTTGCAGCAATACAGTCACCGCCTGGACTATTGATCCAGATAGTAATTGGCCCAGTTCCACTGAATAACTCGTCTTTGAACATTCGAGGTGTAACATCATCGTCAAACCATGATTCTTCTGCGATTGTTCCGTTAAGTTCGAGTACTCTTTCTTCCGTTTCGCTGTTTTGTACCTTTATCCAATTCCAAAACTTCTTCATCGGCTTCTTCCTCCTTTTCTTTATTTGCATAAGCTCCTGCATTGTTTAATGGGAGCATGTTGCCGTTAACTAAATAAAGATCTCCACCATCTTCAGCGGAAATCTTGTCTAAATTTTCAAGTTCTCTTATGTCGTTTGCACTCATCCATCCGTTTTGTCTTGCTATGGCATAACCATTCATCCTTGACTGGTAATCACCTCTAAGCAAACCTTCTACATTGAATTTGAAGAAATATGTCTTCTTTTCATCAACATTAAGTAATGCCCTATTTAGCGATTGTTCCCAACGTATAATCCACGGATCTAGCGTATACTTAACGAACTCTAATGATTGTTGCTCAATATTAGAAAAACTTGATTTTTCTAAGTCACCAACCATATGAGGTGGGACTCTAAATATTCTTGCTATTTCATTAATTTGGAATTTTCTAGTTTCAAGGAACTGTGCCTGTTCTGGTGAAATAGATATAGGTGTGTATTTCATTCCCTCTTCAAGAACAGCTACCTTACCGCTATTAGCTGAACCTCCAAATGTTGAATTCCAATTTTCTCTTAATCTTGCAGGGTCTTTTATCGTTCCTGGATGCTCCAAAACTCCGCTAGGTGCTGCTCCATTAGCAAAGAACTTGGCTCCATACTCTTCTGTAGCAATTGCTAGTCCTATTGCATTTTTGGCCATAGCAATTGGTGAATACCCAACCAAGCCATCAAATCCAAGCCCTGGAATATGTAAAACATCTCTAGTTGATAAAGTTACTGTGCCTGCTTCTTTTCCTTCATCTTGACTTCTTTGGTATGTATAGTAGAGTTTCCCATTTTCATCTCTATCAACACTCATCTTATTTGGCATCAAAGGATATAAAGCAATAACCTCGCCTTTTCCATTTCTGATGATTTGAGCATACGCATTACCCCATAAAAGCAAATGAGTCATAAGTGTTTCTCTAAATACAAAAGATGACATCTCAGGATTAGGTTCATCATGAAGTAAGTGATAAAGATTAGAATCTATCGCCTTTTCTTTTGAACCGTCATCTTTGTATCTATAAAAATGTAGTGGCAACCCTGCTACCGCTTCAGCTAAAATACGAACACATGAATAAACTGCAGTCATTTGCATTGCACTTCTTTCTGTTACTGCTTTTCCTGCTACAGTTCCACCCATATAAAACGTGTATTGACTACCTGCGGTTTTATCTTGAGGCTTATCTCTAGCCTTAGCTTTTCTTTTAAATAACGCCATTTGTTATCCCTCCTAAATAAAAAGAAGCCCACGCTTGTCATACACGGACTCCCCATCATTTTTATTGTTTCTAATTGCCCTATCCAGTGCCATAACGGTTGCCACAGCACCATCAATTTTTTCTACTGATTTAGATTTATCCATTTTAATGTTTCCCGCTGGATCTTCTCTTATTGAAATATTATCCATCATCCAATGAAGGACTGGGTTTCCATTATGTGCGATTCGTTTGCCAACAACTAAATTCATAAGTTCTTTAGTAGGTGGACTCATATCTTTAAAGCCCTGTCCAAAGGGAACAACTGTAAAACCCATATTTTCTAAATTTTGTGTCATTTGAACTGCTCCCCATCGGTCAAAAGCAATCTCTTTAATGTTGTATTTTCTTCCAAGTTCCTCAATAAAAGTTTCAATATAACCATAATGGATTACATTTCCTTCTGTTGTTTTTAAATAGCCTTGTTGAGACCATAAGTCATATGGAACATGGTCACGATTTATTCTTTGTTTCATATTCTCTTCTGGTATCCAAAAATAAGGTAAGATATGATATTTGTCTTCGCTTTCATTAGGCGGAAAAACAAGTACAAAAGCAGTAATATCCATAGTAGATGACAAGTCTAATCCACCATAACATACACGACCTTCCAAGTCTTCAGGTTTGAAATTAACATAGCAGTCATCAAACTTACGCATGGGCATCCATCTCTTTTCTTGTTTAACCCACTGATTAAGTCTGAGTTGCCTAAATGTATTTTCTTCACTTGGCATTTGTTTTGCTGATTCACATGCTGCTCTTACTTTTTCTATATCTACGGTTATTCCAAGACTAGGATTTGCCTTTTTCCACACTTCAGGATCAGTCCAATCTTCATCCGGATCTGCACCATAAATAACAGGGTAGAAAGTTGGATCTATCTTTCTTCCTTCAAGAATATCCTTTGCCTTTTGATGTACTTCATAACATATAGAGTTTGTATCATCACCAGCTGTAGTAATCAAAAAGAATAGAGGTTGTTTTCTAGCATCACCAGAACCCTTCGTCATAACATCATATAGTTTTCTATTTGGTTGTGCATGCAGTTCATCAAAAACTACGCCATGAACATTAAATCCATGTTTCGAGTATGCCTCAGCTGAAAGAACCTGATAAAAACTATTTTTATATTCGATTCTGTTTTTAGATTCAGAAATCTTAACAGTTCGCTTTAGATACTTATTAAGTTCAACCATCTTTTTTGCCACATTGAAAACAATCTTCGCTTGGTTTCTATCAGCAGCACAACCATACACTTGAGCACCTTCCTCAAAGTCTGCACAAGTAAGTAAAAGAGCGACTGCTGCTGCAAGTTCACTCTTTCCTTGTTTCTTTGGAATTTCAATATAAGCTGTATTAAACTGCCTATAACCATTCGGTTTTAAAATACCGAAAACATCTCTTATTATTTGTTCCTGCCAATCTAAAAGCTCAAATGGTTTATTGTACCAAACTCCATCTGTGTGTTTTAATGATTCAATAAAGCATACAGCTCTATCAGCTGCTTCTTTGCTATAGTAGGAGTCTTTGGCTTTGAACTTGGTAGGAACATATTTTTTTAGTTTACCCAAAACCTCAACCTCCATTTTCGTAAAGAAAAAGCCGACTATTATCGACTCATTCATTTTGATATTAGATTTTAAAGTTCATTACTCTTTTGAATGGATTGTATAATCTTATCAATTTCATCAGATTTCAAACCAAGTCCCTCAAGGGCTTGTCTGGTTCCGCAAGTAGGACATATTGGTGTTTGATTATCTACTCTTGAAATTGCTGGATGACCTTTGTATTCCTTACCACACAAAGGACACGTTTTTATAAAATCAGTTGTTGCTTTCATTGTTAACCTCCATAGTTCTTTTTAATGCATCTTCTAGATACTTAGGACTAAATCCAAATGTCTTGTAACCTTCAAGGCATGTCATCACATAGGACTTTGAAGGAATCCCTACATCTCGATCTTCGTGCATGATATAAACGAATGCTTTCTTTCTATACTCAGATCCTGTTTTGATGCCTTTGATATTAATCTCAACATCGGTCTTATAATAAAAGGTTGGATAACCTTCGTATCTGTCAAGTGCTTGTTCATCGAGTTCAGTTACTTTCCAAATTGCAACTGGTAGTGATTTTCCTTCTGCTTTTTCAATTGTCAGGTAACCACCAGTTTTGCTACCTTTGAAAAGTAATTCATAATCTTCAATAAACCCAGTTCCAACGACCTTAGCAGTTGGACATCTTCTTTTCATCTGGTTAACATTGAGGTTGCTTCCATAAGCAATATAATATTTACTCATACAGCACCTCCAATTGATGTTGCTTCAGAAGTAGGTCTTATCCCACTTCTAAAACTTGCATCACCTGATAATCTCTTTGTTAAGAATTCCCTCGCTGTTGCGAATTCCTCACCGATGAATCCAAGTCTTAATAACCATGTTCTCATTGCGTACTTTGGATTCTCGTTTTGTTGCGGCTTTGGTGAGGCTCCTTTGGCTTCCTTAGCCATTTGACTGAGTGCTAGGCATAATTGAATGTAACTCTTTAATTGGCCAGCGTGAAGGCCGTTTTGTTTGCCATCTTTAGGTGCATCAAATTGGAATAATCTGAATTCAATTGTTCCTTTTGTGAAAGTTGCATGGAAGTTTAGCATGTGGTATCTTGAACCGTTGTAATGATGGCTTCTTGCATAATCTTCATTTTGGCTTTTGTACCAAACGTCTGCAAAACCACTCATTGTTGAAGGTTTCTTTTTGTTTAAGGAAGCTAGAAATCTTGGATCAACCATCTTACAGTATCTGCCAATTCTGTTTCTATCAAGCTCTAAAGCCTCTGCTAATAAACCTTCGTGGCTGGCCATGATATTTGTTAGATTTCTCATGGTCTTTGGTGTGTGACCGTTTGCTCCAATGTGAATATGAACTCCACACATTCTTGATGCATCGCTTTTTGCTCCAGCCTTTCTTAAAATTCTGATTATCTCTTGTAATGCATCGATATCTTCATATTTTAGGATTGGTGTTACCATTTCGCATTTTTCATCGTCTGGTCCTGCAATGCTAACATCCTTTTGAAACTTCCAAATTCTACCGTTTGTATCTTTGCAAGCCCATGTTGAATATCCGTATTCGCCTGCAGCGTTCCATGCTCTTGTTCCAAAGAATGCGGCTACTAATTCAGCTGCCTTCTTTCTTGTAATGTTGTTCATCTCAATCTCGACACCGATTGTTTGATTCTTCATGTTGTCGATTTGGTTTTTAATTTTTTCTTTCATGTTTAATCCTCCTCAAATAGTATGTGTATTTCCTTTTATCGTGTATATATATCACTCTAAAGGCAATTAATATCAAGTCATTTGAGAAGTATTTTTCTACTATTTTTGATATATTTATATATCAAACTTTTTCTTGAACTATAACCTTAAACAAGTCTTCTCCATAGATTAAATTAAGTGAACTTCCGTTGTCCCAACGAACTAAAATTGAGCCAATATCATCAACTCCAACGATCGTTCCTTTTGTTCCAATTGGAGGTGCTTGAAAGTCATCCATTTTCAAGAGTTCGATTCTTGTTCCTTTAGGGTATTCTTTCCTTAACATTTCAACAATTTTATCAAGCATTTCTATACCTCCATTTAGAGTTCTTTTCCGTTTTTGCCAATCAACTTTATTTGAGAGATTGTTCCATCGTGAAATAACCTCAAAGCATACTCAAGTGCTTCTTTTTCAGTCCACTTAAGTGAGTTGATGTAGTAGTTAACTAAATACTCCATTCCAGAGTATCTTGTGTCATACTTTTCACATGCTGCTTTAAGTTCTACTCTTAATTCATCTACTGTTTTTTCTGCCATTTCTATACCTCCTTTAAGGTACTATATATATCACTCTAAACGGCAATTATAGCAAGTCATTTGTGCTATTTGTTTCGACTTTTCTGACTACATCCAAATAAGAAACTTTTTGACCATTTCTAATGCAATATACATTGTCTGCATCACCTGTGTTCTCTACGTATCTTCTAAGAATTACAGACGCATACTTTTCATCAATTTCCATTGTGTAGCAGATTCTATTAGTCAATTCGCAGGCCATCAAAGTGGAACCAGAACCACCAAAAGTATCAACAACAATGGCGTTCTCTTGTGAGCTATTTCTTAAAGGATATGAAAGCAAATCTAGTGGCTTACTTGTTGGATGATTTTCGTTTCTTTTTGGCTTTTTGAAGTTCCAGATAGTTGTTTGTTTTCTATCGGAATACCAGTTGTGTTTACCGTTCTTTAAGAAACCATAAAGCACTGGTTCATGCTGCCATTGATAATCAGATCTTCCTAAAACAAGTGAGTCTTTAACCCAAATGCAACAACCTGCCAAGTGTAATCCCGCATCATGAAAAGCAGATCTAAAATTCAAGCCTTCTGTATCTGCATGAAAACAATAAGCCGATGCACCAGGCTCGCAGTGATCAACCATGTTCTTAAATGCCTTTAATAAAAACTGATAGAATTCCTCATTCTTAAGTGAGTCATTCTTAATTTTTAAACCACTTGAACTTGTGAAAGAAACACCATAAGGCGGATCGGTCAGAAGCAAGTTTGCTCTTTTACCATCCATGAGTTTGTTGACATCATCTGGATTAGTAGCATCACCGCAAACTAAAACATGGCGTCCAACAATCCAGCGATCTCCATATTCTACAAATGCTGCTTTTTCTAAGGCTTCAGTTAAATCGTAATCGTCATCTTCTATTTCTGCTTCATCGCTTTTGAATAGGTTAGATAGTTCCTTTTCATCAAAACCAGTAAGAGATAAATCAAAGCCTAAATCAGATAATCCTTCAAGTTCTACTGCTAATAGTTCTTCATCCCAACCAGCATCAAGAGCCATTCTGTTATCAGCTAGAATGTATGCTTTCTTTTGAGCATCAGATAAATCTTCAACAAATACACATGGAACCTCTCTATAACCTTCAGCTTTTGCAGCTTCAAGTCTTCCATGTCCTGCTAATAGATTGTATTGTCTATCGATGATTAAAGGGTTAATAAAGCCAAACTCTCTAAGAGATGATTGCAGTTTCTTAATTTGTTCTTTAGAGTGAGTTCTAGCATTATTTGCATAAGGAACTAGTAAATCAACATCGACAAGTTTGAATTCTTTAACTGAAGTCTTTGCCATTTATACCAATCCCCATTCTGCAAATTTCTCAAAACCACCTAGATCATTAATATACTCACGAGCAATCTCAACTATCTCTGAATAAGGTCTCCCATCAATAACCTCATCGCCTATTGCACATGAGAGTTCGATCGGTGATCCTGTTTCTTGTGCTTTTAAGAAACAATACACATTCAAACTAACGTCTGCTTTAGATAAGTCTTTACCATGAAGCCCACCACCAGTAACAGAATCTGCCATATCAGAACCTAGTTTTCTATTGGTAGCACCTGAGTCAACATCAGTACCACCAGTCCAATCCCCAATAGGATTAATATCTGCATCAGGATAGATTCTTCTCAACTCTTCAGAATTTGCATTACTTTGACAAATAATAAGTCTTGTTCCATCAAGGATATATTTGCCATCACTGCCATACTTATCAAACAACTCTCTGGCAATGCTTGATAACTTCTTTTGTTCAATTGTTAGTGGCACTCCTTTGAAGATACCATTATCCCCGCATCTAATTGTGCCTTTCTGGTTTTCAGCTAGGTGTATATCTTGCGGAACCTCTACATAGTCTATGTCAACATTTCCTGCAATTCTCTCAATGATTGCATTAACTTCATTCACGTCAAGTTGCGTAGATGTTTCAGCAATAACGTGACATTTACCATGACCAATCAAAACTTCAACTGCAATTCTCGGATTTGTATCATTCTTATATGCAAGGTCAACAATTGCACCTGCAATTCGATCCGCAATTTTATCTGGATGGCATGGGTTTACTTTTTCATACATTTATTTTCCTCCTCTCATTATTTTCTTGCTCTCAGTAATTTTTCCATCATTAAATCCTGCGGATCAAGTTCGTCAATTTCAGCTGATCCGTTGTCTTGAATGATTGAATAAATCTGATACCATATTTGGTTCACTTGTTTCATATATGCCTGTGACATTGAAACATATGGACTTGCGATTGCATTTCCTGTTGTTGGATGTTTTGCAAGCATACCAAATTCTGATATTGCTTCTTCACATTGAATCCAACGAGATACACTCATCGCATACTGTTCGATTAATTGATTACCAACCAGCGTTTCGCAGCCACGTTTCTTAAGCCACAAATAAGTGGTTTTGAAAATGTCCTGAGCATATAAGTCTTTTCCATTTTTTTGCTTTGCTTTTAAATAATCTTTAATCGGTGGAACTTCGACTCCTTCAATTTCATCGGGTGTAATAAAATCCGACATGTCATCGAAAGTTGTAGTTAACACTTCCACCTTTTTCTTGTTTGTAGGTTTCTTTCCACTACCTATTCTTGCACCACCTCTAGCAGTACCGTCCTTTGCCATCGGTTAATACCCCCTTTGAAATGAAAAAAATTCGCACGAAACCCCAGGCTCGGTGTCGAAGCTAAAGTTTGTCAAGATGCTTACCGCCCCTACCCCATAAGTGCACCCATGTTTTTTGATTCACGATGTCACTGATATGTCGTTGAGAAACAAAAAAGGCATCTGCAATTTCCTTTTGCAAATACCCTAATTTATATAGTTGAACAATAGCATAAATATCTGTTGTGTGCAATTTTGCCCCATTACTTTTGCCACCTTTTCTTAAGCAAGCAGCTGTTCCATGTCTAATTTCATCTTGAACGTTCTCCTGTCGTGTTCCCCAACATAGATTCTTCAGATGATTGTCTACGCAATTTCCATTTAAATGTCTGCATTCCATTCCCGCAGGTTTATCGCCAACAAAAGCTAATAGAACTGCTGTATGTACATTGATACTTTTTTTTCTGGAAGGGCAACCATCTTTTATTAAATTTACTCGTAAATAGCCTTTTGTATCTAACCTTTGAGGTTTCTCTTTCACCGTACCATTTTTAAAAGAATAAATTAAACCTTCATCTGTAGCATAATAGCCAGAATATCCTGGTATCTCCTTCATAATCAACTGCGATCGCCTAACTCATAATGGATCTTTGTGTGACAACTTTGGCATAGCGACATAAGATTACTAAACTGGTTAGTTCCTCCACGAGAAAGAGGTACGATGTGATGAACCTCTTCAACAGGTGTGATTTTTCCTTCCTTTAAACATCTCTCACAAAGCGGATGCTTCTTTACATACAACCCACGGATACGTTTCCAGTTGTTACCGTACTTCTTATCATGATTAGGTGCTCTGTTGTAACGGTCATATTGTTTATGTCTTAATGAAGCATGCTCTTCGCAATACACATCTAAAGTAAGTTGTGGACAACCAGGAAATGCACATGGTTTCTTTGGCTTTCTTGGCACAGCAATTCCTCCTTTTGAGTATAAAAAAAGGCCAGCAGATTGCTCTGTCGACCTCATAATTTTATTAGTATTTCCTAGTTTAATTCTACCACACTATTGACATAATCACAATGGTTCAAGAAGGTCCATCGTGGTTCATTATGGTTCATTTTTTAACATCAACTTTAATCAGCTCGATGCCTTCCTTGTGCCACCTTTTTATGGTCGATAAACTGTAAAACATCTTCTCAGTAATCTGATTAAAACTTAGTAGACTTATGTACCTTAACATCAGTACTGATTTTTGGTTTTCATCACTCAATGCTTCAATGATTGTTATAACCTCAGCTCTCTTTTCATCGAGTTGTTTTTCTACCTCTTTCATTTCTGCTTCAAGGTCCATGAGTTTTATTAGCCATTTGACAAATGGTGCTTCTAGATTTCTTGTGCAGTCCACTCGTTCTCTGGTAAAGTCTTGAGATGGGATGGAATTAGCTAACGCTTCGTACTCTTCAGCTCGCAGTTTCATCATATTTAATTTGTGTTGTAGTTTGCCAACTTGTTTTAAATACTCTTCTTTTGTCATACTAATTCCTCCTGTTTTTCTTAGCTAAGTTTGAGGTTTCATGTTCCATCATCTACCTCCGCTATCTTATCTAAGCACTTGATCTCAATCCATATACCAGTTGGTTCATCTGACCAAACCTTCTCGGCTATTTCTTTGACCACTAATGCATCATCCTTCCAGAACCCTACTTCAGTCATACAGTCTTTGAGCATCTTTTGAAGATTGTCTGTATCAGGTTTTGTTATTCGCCATTCAAAGTTCTTATGCCTTTTACCTCTTGGAAACTTCCAAATGACATGTAACTCAAGCGGTCCATCGTATGGTATGTCTGGCTTGAATGGTCTTAAATGTCTAATGAGCATCTGCCTTGCTGCTTTTACTTTCTCTGGCTTATAAAACATTGGTCTATTTCCAACCACCGCTACCTTTGCTTGCTGAGCTGTCACAGTAGGTGGTTCCATCAATAAAAATAACTTCATCAACTTCGCTCCTTTTTTAGTTTTCAAGTCTGGCAGAAAACTTGTGCTGACGTTGATGCTTCTGTTGTAGGGATAGGGCGATTTTAAAAGCCCTTATCCTACTACAACAGAGCGTCAGCGGTGCTGGTGGCGGTAGCTACCTATATATAAGCCCTTTCCGCCAGTTTTTGTGCCAGTTTTTTTCTGGTGGCAGATAGGGATTTTCTTCCTTTCCGCCAGTTTTGCTATTTTTGGCGGATTACGTGTCGTTTTCCTTTCCGCCAGTTTTTCCTTGCCTTGTAATAACACCTTTATGTGTACTATATTCATCAGCAAATTCATTCACTCTATCACGTACTGTTCTTGGTTTAATTCCAAGATACTCGGCTATTGTTTCTGCATTTGCTGTAATACCATCTTCAGAACATATATCAAATGCTCGATCAAACTCCTCTTTTCTTGTTTCTGGAGTTTGAGCTCTCTTACCAGATTTTGCTAGGTTTGCTTCTGCTGATCCTTCCGAGAAAAGCTTATCTAAATCACCTGCAGTATCAAGAACATGTATAGGATATTTAAACCAAAAGTTGCGAGGTTTGAAGTTCTTAAATTCACGTAATGAACATTCAAGTTTCCATGCAGTATCCGATAAGTTGTCCGCATAGTTTGCTATAAATTCTTCTGGTGCATCAAGTTGAATCATATCTAGTTGTGCATCAGGATCTCTAGCAAATACACCTGAACCAGACGCTCTATCCATTGCTCTTTTAGAACCTTGAGCACCCTTTGAATGGTGATGACAGTAAATAGCAGCTGAGCCTGTTTCGTTACAAATCTTATCAAACTGATTACAAAATGCACCCATCTCTGAAGCATTATTTTCATCACCCGTAATGACTTTATAAATCGGATCGATAATAACTGCATCGTATCGTTTGTTTGATATTCTTCTAATAAGTTTAGGCACTAGTTTATCAAGTGGAACTGCATGGCCACGAAGGTTCCAAATTGAGATATCATCACTATGCTTTGGAGTAATCTTTAATGCCTTATAAATCTCAGCAAAACGATTAATAAATGATGCTGCATCAATTTCTAAGTTTACATAAAGAACTCTTGATTTCTTACACTTAAAACCTAGCCATGTCATACCTTCTGATAAAGCAACAGCCAATTCCATAAGCAAGAATGATTTACCTGCTTTTGATGAACCTGAAATAAGCATCTTATGGCCACAACGCAGTACTCCTTCAATAAGCTCTTCAGGAAGTGCTGGTGGATCTAGCAGTTGATCTTTTAAGTTTTCAAGTCCTGGTAGTTCATCGTTTGCACCTTCAACAAAATCAAGCCAGTCTATCCATGAGGTGCGACCAATATTTGTTGCAATTAAAGTTTGTTCTTTTCCGTTTCTAGTAACTCCTGGCATACGGGATAATCTCGAAGGATTGCGATTTTGCTTATCTACCTTTAGTCCATTCTTTTCTAAGTAATCATAAAGGAAGTCTACTCGTTTTCTGTATTCTGCATAGTCCTTTGCATCAACCCTAACTATTGCATGAATGGATTTTCCTGCTGAGCTTGTAAGTGCTGCTATTGGAAGTTCGAGTTTTCTATAAAAAGCATCTTGTTCTGATATAGGCATATCGTCAGATTCAACTAGTGCATAAGTGAAGCGAGTGATATTTTCATTCTTAACACCTAATCCATCTAAAGGATTAAAGCGAATCCAAGCACCACATTCATCCTTCCAATCTCCTATCGTTGCACCTAAATCATCTGGATGTTTTCTTAGTGTATCTATTAACTCCTGTGCAGTGCGATCATAAACACCTTTTGAAGGCATCCATTTTCCTTCTGTATCCTGCCACACATCATTTGTTACATAACCGACTAAATCATCTGGTTTGAATAGAGTTTCAAGATAGAGAATTAGCTGTTCAACTGGTGTCATTGCCTTTGGTATTTCATAAGTTATACCATCGCCATCATACTCGATAACATCCTCCCAATCTAAGCAACCATCTCCTACAAAAGAATGCGGAGTATAGCCATAGGTCTTTGCCATTTGCACTATTGTTCCGCCTGTTATGGGATTTGAGCTACCAGCAAAGGTAGCCCATTTCCTTCCACATTCATTTGCTTTATATCTTGAATCATTTCTGGACCATTCATCCCATACTGAGCAGTCATAGCCTTCAGCTTTTAAAGCCATACCGACATTTATCCATTCTTGGTAATTTAAGTCGGCAACATTGATGTATTTTAATGCTTCTAGTATGTTGTCCATAAGATCCTCCTATTATGGTTGATAACTAGCAGCATCTAAGCCACGAGGTAAGAACCAGTTATTATTTGAAATTCGAGTAATCATCTTACTTGCACTATCGAAATCCCATGTCCCAACATGATAGAATCCATATTTTTCAAGTAATCTGATTTGTTTTGGAGTTGCTAAATGCTCGTCTTGTCTTGCTCTTAATTTTTCAATGATTGAGCTTGCATGACCACAGCATGTAATTGTGTCAGTTAAGATACCCATTCTCTCAAGATATGATTTTTGTCTTTCAGTCATAGGTCCCATTTCCCAAGGGAATGTTGGTTCGTAGTTAACCAAGTCTTCTGCAGAAATTGAAAGTGCATATTCAAGTGGATCGACATATTTTCTTTGACGTTTCTTCATTGCAGCAAGTTCACGAGCAAGTGCAGCTTCACGTTCTTGAATAACATCATTTTCAGCTTTGCTTTCTGCTTCAAGCAAATCAATGCCACACCCTGTATCCATAACCAATTTATCAATACGTTTTGCGATACTTTCATCTTTTGAAATAAGTGCTGAAGGTCTACATAAGTCATGACGCTCTGTCATCCATAAGAAATCTAGTAGCAATAATTCTTTCTTGCCAGGACTAAGTCTCATTCCTCTGCCGACCATTTGTTGATATAAACTTCTAATCTTTGTTGGTCTTAAAACGACTATGGTGTCTACTGATGGACAATCCCAGCCTTCAGTCAAAAGCATCGAATTACAAAGAACATCGTATTCACCATTTTCAAAGTCTTTTAATATTTCGTCTCTATCAGGTGAATTGCCATTGACCTCAACTGCTTTTAATCCATGAACATTTAACAAATCACAGAACTTTTGAGAGGTCTTTACTAAAGGTAAAAATACGACTGTCTTTCGACCTTTGCAGTAATTCACCATTTCAATTGCGATTTTGTTTAAGTAAGGTTCTAGTGCTCCGCCAATTTCACCAACAGCATAATCTCCATTAGACATTCCTACGCTATGGATATCAAGTTCAAGAGGTATCATCTGTGCTCTAACTGGGCATAAAAATCCTTCTTTTACTGCTTGATGCATTGAATATTCATAGGCTTTGCTATTGAAAAATTGTCCTAGATTCTTTTGATCTGCTCTGTCTGGCGTAGCTGTTACACCTAGTACCCTTGCAGCATCGAAGTGTTGTAATATACGTTGATAAGTTTCAGACATTGAATGGTGTGCTTCATCCACTACAATTGTCTTAAAATAGTCTCTTGGAAATCTAGCAAGTCGTTTCTCTTGAGATAATGTTTGAACCGATGCAACAGTGACATTTAGTGGAGAGCCTATGGAAGTAGACTCTGCCTTTTCTAAAGCAGAATCTAACCCACTAGCTAACTTCAACTTGTCCGATGCTTGGTCTAGAAGTTCCCCACGATGAGCAAGGATTAAAGCCTTACTTCCATCTTTGACTTCTTCTTCAACTACCTTTGAGAAAACGACCGTTTTACCTGTGCCTGTTGGCAAAACAAGTAATGTATTTTTAAAGCCGCTATTCCATTGATTAAAAATTGCATTAACAGCTTCATTTTGATACGGTCTTAACTCCATAGATTACCCCCTAAAATGGAAGATCTTCTTCACTGATTTCAATGAAGTACTTAGGATCATAATCAATGAAACGATCAAGATCATTGACTGTCTTTTCTTCACCAGATTGATTAACATATGTTCTTTGTTTGAAATGAGCACGACCTTTTGAGCCTATTACTTTATTCCAATCCATTGTTAATTTTTCACCATGTTTCTTTTGTCCGATTGAACGGAAGAACGCAGAAATACGCCATTCTAGTGAACGATAAAGTAACAAGTCAAACTTAACAGTTGATACACCTTCAGGTGCTGATACTTGAACGGTAATTGAAGCTTTGTTACACGCAGGAACTTTTGCTCCACCAGGGAATCTTCCTCTTTCAAAACCAGTAACTACAAAGTTGTAGTCACCTTCGGGTAATAAAACGAATTCTTGTCCATCATTCTCTATCGTATCCGACCAATCTAAAATCATATTTTGAAAATTATTTACTTCTGACATAATTATTTATCTCCTTTATTGTTAGAAATTGTTTGTACTATTTTTGCCCAGTTAGGAATGATCCATCTGGTTATAAAATCATCTGAGTAAGTTGAAATATCAGTATCAAGACCATAGTGACCTTTTGTTGCCACGATGACTTTTAAAGAATTCTCTGTGATGCCTGCTTCATGAATCATGTTTTTTAGTTTTTCGAGTGTAGGACGAGCAGTCTCTTTTGTAGGCTCAGGTTGGCCCGTTTTAGGCGACACGTCCGCAAATAAGTGTGAAATCGAACTGAAAGCCAAGTCTAGCTCATCAGCCAAACTGAAGCGATTTTTTGCGTCCCAGCAAGGGTTATGAGTTGTATACATTACTCGCTTACCACCGCTTGCTTTCTTTGTGTTATTCTCAGTAGTAATTACAAAGGTTTTATAATTACAGAAAAGCAATACATCACACCACTCCTTGACTAATGGAGCACATTGTTTTGTTAGTTTCATTTCCCATCTGTCGAATTGGCCTTGTTCTTCTGGGAGCTCATACTTTCGTGGTTTTCCATGTGCAATAACAACTGGATTAATACCCACATCAACAAGTTTTGATAATAGTTGGAGTAAGTTAGAGAATTCTTCTGCAAGATAGGTGTAGCCTTTCCCAAATCCAAAATCCTCAATGTTTGCTTTGCGATACTTGTTACAAATAAAGTCAGAGCATAAGCTTTCAGCCCAGTCTGCTGTGTCTACCACTAAGGTTTTACAAACATCTGGATTATCAATAACCTCTTTAATTGTTCCAATTAGCTCTTCCCAACTTTTGATTTTGATTCGTCTGACGTCTAATCTTGATGTTCCACCTTCTGTATCTAAGAAAAGTGGATCAGGCATTTTGGATGCAAGTGACGTTTTTCCGACACCTTCAGCACCGTAAATGCAAAATTTAATCGGTGTTTTCTCAACACCACTAATGATGTTTAACATGTTATTTCATCTCCTTATTAATTATTAATTCTTCTCTAGCATCAGATTCAGGAGCTAGTACTGCTTGTCCTTTTGGCTTTATAATGTAGCCTCCGACTAAGTCATTAAACTGAGTCTTGCCTATCATTTTTTGAAGGTCACTTATTGATAATAGTTTTTTAGGTGCGAAAGGATCGTAGCCGTTATCACTTAGAATTCTTGCAACAGCATCTTCATCACTGATTTTGCGTTTAGTAACCGATTCAACAATCTTATAACCTTTCCACTTTTTGCCTTCTAGTGCCTTTTTAAGACAATATTCTTTAATGCTATCAATGTAAGAAATAACACTATCTAATTTTGGTAAAATAGCTTCAATTTCTTCATCAGTCATGAATTCAGGTTTGTTAACTTCCTTTACTGCTTCAAGTGCATCTTCAGCTCTTTTTCTACAACTATTTCTGCCAGGACAGAATCTGCACCAAACACCACTATTGGCTTTTGGATCTTCGCTTAATGCTTCTTTTGCAGCAGGAATAAGTCTTTCTCTTTCCCATTTCTCAAGTTCCTCTGAAGTAATGGAATACTCTGAAATATTGTGAATTCGTTCTTGATAAATAACTAAGCGTATGTTCTTAATTGGATAAAAATCCTTATAGCATTTGTAGGCATATAAACCATAAATTCCAAGCTGGCTGTTTAATTCATTTAACGTTTCATCAAATGGTGTTACCTTGATAAATCCAGTCTTGTTGTCAATGATTGTTAGCGTATCTCCTGCTATAATCCCGCAATCCAAAGTACCATGAGTATCTGGTGCATAATCCATTTCCAGAAGTTGTTCGATCAGTACAATTGGCTGCTCGCCCGTACGCTTAGTTTCATAATCAACTGTGCTGATTACATAGTTAGCGTAGCCATTTGCTAATCGTTCCATTTCTTCAGAGTAGTACTTAAGACTTGTTTTTAGTTCATCTGCTGTTAACAAACTTTCAGAATCATAATCTTCAAGTTTTAAGCTTTGTCTAATGTAGTATTCTGCAAGCAGATGGCACTCGCTTCCAAACTCACTCGCCTCCGTAGTCTCTTCTGTTTTAGTTGCAAGGAACCTAGTAGCATAACCACAATAGAACCACTCTTTACTACTTGGAGCTAAGATTGAATGAGCCCTTTTCGCCATCATTCTTACCTCCTTTTTTTGTCACTCCATCCAGGAGCATCACTTCTTCTGCTAAAGCCTTAGTAAGAAAGCTGATTGTTAATAAAGAATCAAAAATATCAACTTTGCTTACTACGGGTTCTTCTCTAACTTCTTGAACATTGTCAACCATAGTTCGGTCCTCCTTTGATTTTTTTGAAGACTGTTCTTGCCTTCTAAATGTCAAATGGGAACCCGACGTGGTTTTGCCAAAAAGAATTAGATATAATGTTTTAACTTTTCTTGAAGTGTTTTAATTCCTCTTGATTTTTTATATTGGACTGTTGAGCGTTTCAGGCCCATAGCCTGTCCAATTTCATCATCTGTGTAACCATCATTGAAAAGATTCAATATCATTCGACTCTCTTCATCTAGAAGCGATAGTTCGCGTTCGAGTGCTTCCTCTCGTTCAGACTTGATTAATGCCTCATGTGGTGTATCTGTGTGAGTGTCTGCCATTTCATAGTTGTTATCTTCTACAAATTGATCTAATGATAATGGCTTACCATCTCTATGGGTTTTACCAAACGGGCAGTGATTACAGTCATCATGGCACCTTTTCATATATGAATATCTTTTTGAAGGAACTAGGCATCTACTTTCGTTATCCCTTTGTCTGTGTTCCTCTGCCAGCATATTTCGCCAAGCATAGAAATACTCAATCGTACAAGGTACATACATTCTTTTTCTTGTGATGCTGTTAAAGTAAGAACAATAACGCATCTCTTCTTCAGGACTCTTATCCTGGTTGTACTCAGCTATAGCTTTTTTGATTT